CCGCCAAGAAGTGGGCGGACGGAGACCGTTTCTACCGGAGTATCAACGATGGAGAACCGGAAGAATTGTAAGGTAAATAACAATAAACAACCCGTTGGTTGAATTAAAATAAAGCATCTTTAACAAGACCAATTTTACGATGGTTACAGAAGTTGATGTATTGCAGCACGGTCATAGCAGCGATTTTTGCGGCAGTACGTGTAAACAGTCCGCCTGTCTGCTTTGCATAATTGCGTACCATCATGAATTGGTCGTTAAGTTGAGAGAAAACGGTTTCGATTCGCTTCCTGAAACGCCTGTAAGCCCACGAAGGATTTCTCCAATTCTTTTGGTTCAAGCGATACGGGACTTCAAGCTTGATATGAGCCGTTTCGAAAAGGTCTTGTTGCACCTCAGCACTTAAATACCCCTTATCTCCAAGCATAAGACAGTCGTGATAATCCCACTTTGCATCATCCAGATAATGTATATCATGAACATTTGCAGCCGTTATATCATAAGAGTGAATAACACCACTTATTCCACAGATAGCGTGGAGCTTATACCCATAGTAATACATTTGTTGGGAGGCGCAAAAGCCTTTGGAAGGTGCGCTTTGCGGATTATCATTTCCCATAACGCAACGCTTGGCTCGTGCCAGCTGGCATACTTTGACAGGCTTGGAGTCTATCACAAAGACATTTTCCCCACCGTCTATGCTCTTGGCAATATCCCTGCGGATGTCTTCTGCAAGACAAGCCGTGAGTTTGCGACGGACGTTGAACTGTCTTCTGGATATAAGGTTAGGGATATGTTCGGGAGATTCAGCCAATCTCTTAAAGAGGTTGTTCTCGCTGTCATAACCGAATGCTTCGGCTGTAAGAGAAAGAGCTATAACTTCCAAATCAGAAAAGGTGGGAATAACTCCACGGCGAGATACATTGCCATGTTCATTTACACGATTTCCTGCAAATTTCTTGCAGATGTCGTTGATTTTTGTGAATTTTTCGATGAAGTTGTGCATACGACGGTTTGAACTCAATAGTTTGGATGCTATTAAGTTACTAAAAACCAGAAATATGCACAACCTTTCATTTGTCATTTTACTAACTTTTTAATTCAACCAACGGGTTAGTCATTATTTCAGCAATAAAGCTACTGATGAATTTATAACTTCTTTAATATCAGAAGAAAAATTATCATCCCGTAATCCCGTGTATGTAAAATCAAAGGCTTCAAAAGGTGATAATGCGGATACATGAGGGAGAATTTAAAAACGCAAGATTCTACGTATATAGGAACAATTTGTTCTTTGTTTCGTTTTTATGGTGAAGTAAATGTAAAATATATGCTGACAAGAACAGAAATAAACATGATTGTTGAACGGTTTGCCGATATAACAGGTCAACAAAATGATGTTGTAATGAATACCAAGCAGTGTGCAAAATACCTTGGGATATCACCAGGCGCATTAAGGAAACGTGTTTACGATGGCACGCTTCCATATTCTAAAAAAGGGAGGCTTCTATATTTTTCCCGGTTGGAAATAAATCAATATTTATTAGGGGGCAAACCACAAACATAGCTTTATGATACCAATTGAAAGACGGATAAGCGATGATACCAGGTTGATAGATCTAACCGTAGGGGAGTTGAAAGAGCTCTTTGAAAGCCTGGTTCCAAAGATTACACCTGTGATTCCCACGCAATTTAAATCAGAGAAACGATTAGTATATGGTTTGAAAGGAATTAAGGAGTTATTCCACGTGTCAGATTCCACCGCTCGAAAGTTAAAGAACGGACCAATAAAGGAAGCCGTATCCCAATCGGGCAGAACGATTGTAGTAGATGCGGATATGGCTTTAATGCTGTTTAAGAATTACGAAAAGAAATCAGGTAGATAGGATGAGGCTTGAAATGAGGCTGTGTCGGTATTTTGATACCTCATAAGAGTATTATTTCAATTAACGTCCTTATAATATGCCTGAATTTAAAGACGGAAATTTTTGTCTTTAGGCGTTGGCTTATCTTTTATCCGGGCAATGTTTTCAAAATAGCAAATAGAATCGTTTTAAGCTGTTTTTTTGCTTGTCTTGGTGTATTTGTTCATTTGACAGGGGAAAGTGCGGATATCGAAAAGAAAACAACGTTTCAGATATATTAAACGCTCCGTTGCATTGCGGAGCGTTTAATAAATAGATATACTGTAAATTGGTCAACTCTTTATTGAAATGGTCCTGATAAGGCTTTCATAACATGGTTGCTACCTGTTTTTCTACAGCGGATTTTATAAAGGCATTTATAGAAATTCCTGCCTGTTGTGCGAGTATGGCAATTTTGCCGTGAATTTCAGGAGAAAGCCGGATGTTAAGAGAACCTGAATAACTTTTGCGTGGTGTTATCCCTTTACTCTCACAATAGATGATATAATCGTCTACCGCTCCTTTGAAATCCTCTTTCAATTCCGACACTGTTTCACCTTCGTATGAAATCATCGTGTCTTTCGGCAAATCAAGGACTTTACCGAATAAGCAATTATCCTCATCACTTATTTCTATACTTCCTACATAACCTTTGTAATTCAATGTTTTCATATCAATTTGTTTTTAGTGAGAAATTCAAGCACTTGTTTCATTACATATCCTTTTACAATGCTTCCAGGGTGTGGCTTATGCGCTGTGTATGAGCTTTCCCCTTTTGCAAAGATAACACGTGAACCGCTTGTTTTACCTTTGTTATCTATCTTATACCCAAAAATAGAAAATAAGCGTACAAGCTCATCCCAGTTAAAATCTTTAGGTTGGCTTTTGAAGCGTTCTATGAGTTTTTCTTTTGTTCCCATGTTTTTAAGTTTGCACAAATGTAACTATTTTGTAGTTGCAAAACAAGCTTTTCCCTGATTTTGTTTTGTTTCAGATATGTTTTTTATTTATCCATTATGATTTAATGGCTTGACGCATGATTACTCTATTTTAATATTAATGTCTTTCCCACAGTGGGGGCACATAATAGAAAAACCGTCTTTCTTTGGTTGTTCAAATAGTTCTGATATGTCGCAACCTATAGCAGTAGATATACGTTCTAATACTTCTACAGACGGATTACCGTTAATGTGTTGGCTTAACCCGGTAGGCGTTATTTCCATTCTTTTAGCTACTTCACGGACTTCTAAACCGTGTTCTTTGATTGCTTTTTTAATATTTAAACTCATAACTTTATTAATTAGTTTGTACAAATATAGGCTTATCACTTAAAACTAAAGCTATCACTTTGATTAATTAGTGTTAATTGCAAGTTGAAAGTTTGATTTTGTGTTGTTTAATTTAACCGATAGCTTTATATTTGCAATACAAAAATAAAGAGATAACTAATAATGGCAACAAGAATATGAAACGTTATGATTTAAGCAAAGTGATGAAAGGTGCACATAATATGTATAGAACAGGTAAATATGCATCATTTTCGGCAGCTTTAAAAAGAAGTTGGAAAGTAGTAAAGTTCAGTGCCGGTATTAAAGCCTGTTTGCCGGCTGTTGAGGCTGGTATCGCTGAAAAAGAGCGTATAAACGCAAAGCGTAAAGCATGGGTTAAACAGGTTGAGGATGAACGCGGTAAACGCTGCATTCATGTTTCTACTCCGGCAAAAGAACGTAATTCCGTTCAAATAGACTATAGTCCATGCTCAATTTGGAGTATGAATACTAACTACACAGGTGATTGATAGAAGTATGAAAACAAAGAAGTTAAAAATGTCCTGTATGGCAGCTTTGAAAGGTATTTTAAAAAATGATATCTTCTTTTCTTTTGGGATTTTAAAAGAATATATATCTTTGCATTGCAAGTACGCCAAACCTGCAATGACATATTTATTTGAGATGGGCTTTTTTATGTTCATTAGAATACTTATACCACAAAGATATAAGGCTGTTGTTCTCTCATGGATACTCATTTCAAAATGTGTATCGGGTTTGGCGACTTGGAGAGGCGGCAGCCTTTCTTCTTTTTATATAACTCAAAATTTGGGCTCAGTTTGAAAACTTGGGGGAATTAGTTAAAAGCACTATCTTTG